TGATGCTCTTGTGTCTTTTAGTTTCAATGTCGGTCTTGGAACACTACAGCGTTCAACGCTTCGTCAAAAGTTGCTTCGCGGCGATAAAGAGGGTGCTGCCGAAGAGCTTCTAAAATATTGCATGGCGGGGGGTAAAATTCTTAAAGGGCTTCAGAAACGTCGCCTAGACGAACGCGCCGTGTTTCTCGCTTAGGAGAGGTTATAATGAAGCGCGAAAAGCGAGGTAATTTATAATGACAGTCGCAGCCGTAATGACGTATGATTCTTTGGTGGAGAACGTCCAGTCTTATCTGGAGCGTAATGACGCCGCCACAGTAGCAAAGATACCTCTATTTATCATGCTGGCTGAGCAGATCATTGCTAGCCAAATCAAGTTTCTTGGTAACTTGTCCGTCAATACTAGCACTATGACTATCGGGCAAGCAACCCTTGACAAACCAGCTCGGTGGCATAAGACCGTATCGATGAATATCACGGTCGCGGGGCAGCGCCAACCCGTACTGCTGCGTAAGTATGAGTATTTGCGTGAGTACTGGCCAGATCCTACAGCGACAGACGTACCGCAGTTTTACTGTGATTATGACTATACTCATTGGCTAGTCGCCCCTACACCTGCTGTAGCTTACAACTTTGAAGTGCTGTACTATGAGCGTATTCAGCCTTTAGACTCGTCTAATCAAACCAACTGGTTTACCACATACGCTCCTCAGGCGCTACTTTACGGGTCACTGCTACAAGCAATGCCCTTCCTCAAGAACGACACGCGGACTCCAATCTGGCAAGCGCAATATCAGCAGATCATGGACACTTTGGTCGCCGAAGACAAACTCCGCATCGCTGATCGACAAGCGATCGCCGTTGACAGTTAAGGACTAACATGAGCTACAACTCACCATTTACAGGCAACGTCATTCAACCGACGGATGTATCATACCGTGCGGTTACTTTAGCTGCGAACACTCAGCTGCAATGGCCGATCAACGGTAACGCTACGGATGATTACGCGGCTAGGATCATGAATGTAACTGCGTCTGCGTCTAGTCTCAGCTTGTACATGCCTCCGGCTAACCAAGCTTCTGTAGGTCAAGATGCCTTGATTCGTAACGTAGGCTCAAACACTTTTACAGTTAAAGACTACGCCGGAACAAATACAATCATCTCAGTCGCAGCGGGTGAGTCTAAATACGTCTACATCACCGCCAACCCAACGACTACGGGCACATGGGGCAACATCGCTTTCGGAACGGGTACATCCTCCGCTGACGCCGCTACGCTGGCGGGTTACGGGTTAGTTGCTAGCGGTACGACTTTGAATCAAAGTCACCCAGCTTTGACGCTTGTAAACGCAGGAACTTTTGCTACAACAAATCGCGCTCAGACCTCTATATGGGACGGAGGCGCGGGTACATACACGCTCCCATCGGCATCCTCACTCGGGAATAACTGGTTTACGCTGTTTAAAAATAGCGGAACAGGGTCAATGGTTATTTCTGCTTCTGATAATATTGACGGCTCATCTACAAAGACGTTTGCACCTAACGAGTCTGCATTTATCGTTAGCACAGGGGCTACTTACCTCACTGTCGGATACGGCGTGAGCAATCAATTTTTCTATACTTCTCTAGTTAAGGCAGTGACTACAGGGTCATATACTTTAACCTCTAGCGAAGCGACTAATACGATTCAAACCTACACGGGAACTTTGACCGGTAATGTGACAGTCGTCTATCCACCCGTAGTGAATCTGTACGTGATTAAAAACTCTACAACTGCCGGTAGTTACACTTTGACAGTTGGTACAGGCTCTGGAACTTCTGTAGTCGTTCCTTCCGGTCAACAAGTTACGTTGGCTTGTGATGGAACTAACTTTTTCAACGCCAACACGTCTCAGGCTGGTGCGGTAACTACGTTGAGTTTGGCTGACGGCACCGTAGGTGCGCCATCTTTGAACTTTGGTAACGAAGCAACCACAGGCGTTTATCGTGCGGGTTCGGGTCAGTTTAATACCGCTATCTTAGGCGTGTTGAGATCTACGCTATCAGCGACGGGTTTAGAAATTGCCGGAACGGGAAACTTTACTAGCGGTGTCGCTGGGGGCTCGTTCTAATGACCGCAAAAGTCTTTGCGCTTGATACAAAACCAGGCATCCAGAGGGATGGTACGGTTTTTGATATGAACTTTTACACCTCGGGGCGTTGGGTTCGTTTTCAGCGCGGACGCCCTCGCAAGGTAGGCGGCTATACCCAAATCACGAACGGCTTGTCGGGACCTTCTCGCGGCGTTTATGTTAACCCTCAGCAGGGGTTCAACAACGTATTCAGCGGCCACTCACAGGGTTTGCAAGTTGTTCCGATTGATAACAACGGCGTGGGTTCAGGCGTTACTGACCTGACCTTATCAAACTTTACATCGTCAGAAAATAACCTCTGGCAGTTTGATACGTTCTATGATGTGAGCGGCTCTGGTAATAACCTACTACTCACGCATCCTGGGCAAAACCTTACACTAGTTGACAACAATATCAACACTCCAGTGCTGGGCGGCGATATCACTGGAACGTCTATGGCGGCCATCGGTATCTTTACTCAAGTTGCGGCTACAATAACCTCTGGCTCAGCCTCTATCACTCTGTCGTCATCTAACCTGTTAATCGGCGCTGGCCAATCTGTATCAGGTACAGGTATACCTTCTGGCGCTACAGTAGTATCTATTACGACTACTACGCTGGTTATTTCAGCGAACGCCACGGCTAACGGATCCTCAATCACGTTGACGTTCAACAACAACATATCGGTTTCCGGCGGCGTTGTATCGTTGCACCCTTACGTGTTTGTGTACGGCAATAACGGTCTAATCAAAAACTGCTCAGCAGGAAACCTAAATGATTGGGTTTCAGCGGATGCTAATGAGGTATCAGTAGCTACCGGCAAGATCGTGCAGGGTTTACCCGTCAGGGGCGGATCAAACGCACCGTCGGGCTTGTTCTGGAGCCTTGATAGCTTGATACGCGTATCGTATATCGGCGGCACAGGTACACCTGCTCAGTACTGGCGTTATGATTTGATATCATCTCAGTCGTCTATCCTGTCTTCTCAATCTGTGATCGAATATGACGGTATATACTACTGGTGCGGCGTTGATCGATTCTTGATGTACAACGGTGTTGTAAAAGAAATACCGAACAACTTTAATCAAAACTACTTTTTTGATAATTTGAACTACGCTCAGCGCGAGAAAGTTTGGGTTTCCAAGGTTCCTCGCTTCGGTGAAATCTGGTGGTTCTATCCTCGTGGAAACGCTACCGAGTGTACTGACGCGGTTATCTACAATATCCGTGAGAACTGCTGGTATGACGCGGGTGAGGCTCTTGGAGCTCGCCGCTCTGCAGGTTACTTTTCGCAGGTTTTCCACTATCCTGTGGCGGCGTCTTGGGAGACCAATGCAGTAGGCGGCGTGAACAAAATCACTAGAACCTCAGGCGGCTCATCGTACACCAACGGAACTTATACGAATATAGCCTTGACAGGGGGAAGCGGTACAGGGGCTACGGCTACTATCGTCGTTGCAGGCGGCGTCGTTACCTCCGTCACAATCTACACCAAGGGTAAAAACTACGTAGTCGGTGATACGCTATCTGCTTCAATCCCTGCAGGATCTGGACTCATTATCACAATCAACGAGGTAGTTAGTTTCGTTTCGCTTTGGCAGCATGAAATCGGAACAGATGCCGTACAAAATACTACAGTGCTCGCGATTGAGTCATTTTTTGAGACCAATGATTTAGGCTTGGTTGCGGGCGGTCCGTCTCAACCTACTATGGTCGGTGACAACGTATGGTTACGTCTAGAGCGAGTTGAGCCTGATTTTATCCAATCAGGAGAGATGGAGCTATACGTCACGGGGCGTCCATTCGCTCAATCAGAAGACTACACATCGGGACCTTTTCCTTTTAACCCAGATACTGGGAAGATTGATCTGCGCGAACAACGGCGCGAATTGAGGCTAAAATTTGTGTCGAACGTGGCGGGTGGTAACTACCAACTCGGTAAAATCCTATTAGATGCTGATGTGGGCGACGTGAGACCGTAATGGCAAATATTCTCAACCCAGCGCAAGTATACGACCCGAGGTATCATACTTTTGATTCTTGGGCGGCGCTGATGTGTGAGCTATACGCAGCGCAACAGCTGTGTATACCGGATCCAACCACGGACTGGAAAGAGTGGGCGGCGGGACTCAAGGCGATTGATGTCTTTACCAATGAAGGTATTCCCGGACCCTACATCTATGATGACTGGCAAGAATGGGCTGAGGCGCTCGTTAATGCTGTAAACCCGTCGGTGAACTGAACATGGCACTTTACGAAACTTTATCATCATCAAGTACTCCTGACGAGATTGCTGCTGCGTATAAAGAGTTTACAGGAGCGGCTGGGGGTGATACGGCTGCTGTTCAAAAGCAGGCAGTTGATTATTTGAGCGCTCTTGGTATCGCTGCACCTACAATCTCGCAAGCCTACGATACGTATCTGCATCCTGCCGCAGTTGCTGAGACGCCTGTTACTTCTAATCTAGCTACAGTAGGAGCGGTTACACCTACAGGTTTAGACGCTTCTACAGGTGTAGGTACTACTACAGGTCCTCTAGGTTCTGGGTCTTTAAGTATTCCCGGAGGCACTTCGATTGACAAAGGGTTAGTTCCTACGGGAGTCACTTCTAATTTAGCCTCTTTGTCAACACCTACAGATCAAGCAGATACAGGTACTTTAGTCGGCACGAATACTCTATCAGGACTGCCTACAAAGCAAACTGAGCACGTGGCTGAGTGGAATGCTCCAGTAGCTTTGGGTGACGGTACGTTCCGCACTTATGGCGGCACTATCATTGATAAAGACGGTCGCCCAGTAACTACAAGTAACTTAGTTGCTAGCACTGGTGTCAGCACAGGCACAGGTACCAAAACTTATACTCAAACAGAGGTCAATCAAGCTCTACTTGACACGCTTTCTGCAAACCCTAACACAAGTAAAGCTGACGTTCTAGCGGCGGCAGCGACTCTTGGTATCACAGCAGATCAGGTTAATGCCGCGTATATAACTCGTGATGCGGCATCTTTAAGCTCTAATACAATAAGCACAGGTACAGGCGCGTTAGCTTCTGCTTCGCAGGTAACATCTGCAGCACAGCAATACCTTGATGCTAACCCTGATGTAAAAGCAGAATATGAGCAATTTCACGCACAGGATCCGTTGAAATGGACTCCAGAGTTCTACGCCGCGTATCACTACAACACCTACGGTAAAAACGAAGGTCGCGCAGGAGCAGACGGTTTATCCGCGAACCTTACCTCGCTTACAAATCAAATCTTAGGTCAAAACCTGACAAGTCAATGGACAGGGAAAGGTTTGGGCTCTGTCGAAGCTAATGCGTCTGACATGGCAAAGATTTTGTCCGGTATCGGTATTACAGATATCAGCGATTTTGGTCAAATCACAAAACAAGTTCCTACGTACTCTTATGATCAGGACGGCAATGCAACTCAGACAGGTACTCAAACTGTCACAACATACGGAAATATAAAAACAGGACAAGAGGTACCAAACACCTTCGGTGAGCGTCAGAACGAAAATGCTTTTGGAGGAACGTATACAAGCAAAGGTAATACAGCCTACCGAGTACAGATAGGTCCAGACGGTAAACCCTATTTCTACACTACACAGGGATCTAGTAGAGACGCTATCGTAGACGATGCTATCAAAATAGCCGCTATCGGGTCTATGTTTATTCCTGGGCTCGGCACTACTATCGGTGCTAGCGTTTTAAGCTCTCTTGGCATCACTGGAGTAAACGCAGCTTTGACTGCGGCTCTAGGAAATACGATCACGCAAACTGTGCTGAACGGTGGTGATGTAGGGAAAGCAATTAAAAATGTTGCCGCGAGCTATCTCGGCGCTGAGGCGGCTAATTCATCCTTCGTCACTGACGCTATCAAAGGTCTTTCACCTACACTTCAGAGTACGATTTCTGGAGCAGTAGCCGGAGGTACGACTTCTGTACTTAAAGGTGGAGATGCGGTCACTGGAGCTTTAACTGGCGGTGTTGCAGCGGGTATGAGCACGCTGACTAGTAACTATCTTAAAGACACATCGTTATCATCCACGCAGAAAACTGCTCTATCTACAGGTGCCTCAACTTTCGCGGCGGCTAAACTCGCTGGCGCGACAGATCAAGAAGCTTTTAACGCAGCGGCACTCGCCGTAGGCTCAGCAACGGCTAAGAAAGTGCTGACCGACGCTAAAGACCTAAAAACCTCAAGTCTTAGTGACGATGACTATCTAAAGAGTGTAGATGATTTTGCAACAAAGTTTGCTCAAATCCAAGGTCAACCGACTACTGATACAGCAGGAGTAGGTACAGAGGTTCAAACCCCAGGATGGATGGAGTTAAATCCTGGGCAGAAAGTCACAAGCTCATACGTAGATGCTGATGGCATAACTAGGTACAGAGTAGAGCAACCCAACCCGAATGACCCTGATAACCCGATCGGTTTCTCGCTTTACAAAGACCCGCAGACGGGTGAGATCGTATGGAACGCGTCTTCAGGTGATGATAATAACGTCTTTATCACTGCTGGTACGGGTATACCGAAGTTTGATGAGATCGGGGCGGATGCAGCGGGCGGTGTAACGACGAAAAATACAGAGTCAACAAACGAGTCTTTAAGCGTCTCTACAGGAACCCCTTCTACTAATGTCTCTACTAGTAGCTCCACTAGTACTTCTACAAGTGAAGGAACTAGCGCTCCTGGAGCTAACACCTCTACTAGTCTTAGCACCTCTACATCAACGAGCGTTTCAACCTCAGGTCCTGGAGAGTCAACAGGTACAACTGGTACTAGCGTATCAACTTCAACCAGCACGCCAACTAGTACAAATACTAGCGTTAGCACAAACACGTCGATCAGTACAGGTACAAATACTAGTGTAAGTACTTCTACCTCAACTAGCACAAGTACAAATACGTCAACTTCAACAAGTACCAGCACTAGTACATCTACTAATACAAGCACTAGTACTTCAACTTCTACTAGTACATCTACAAACACGAGCACTAGTACTTCTACTTCAACTAGTACTTCAACAAATACTTCTACTAGCACCTCAACTTCTACTAGTACTTCAACTTCTACTAGTACTTCAACCTCAACTTCTACTAATACGAGCACTAGCACTTCTACATTCACGAATACTAGCACTACTACAAGTAGAGGGGTTAGCACTGGATCGCCAGCTATAATAGGCTCAGAGACGTCTGCAGCGGGTAAAATACCTGAGATCAAAGAGAACCTGCTTAAAACGTACCAGACACAGGACAAGTTTGTTGACCCGCTTGCTGCCTTAAAAGTGGCGCAACAACGAGAAATGAGAGACTCCATGGCCATGGAAGGTGTTGACCCTAAAATCGCTGCGGCTATTATGGCCTCTTATGCTGCGCCAAACGCTTACAGCTATGGTGACGATTTCAACTTAGACGACCAGTTTGCAGCGTTACGAGGTGAGAAACCTGCGGCGTTTGCCAGAGGCGGTCTAGCTATGTCGTCACCTCTAATGGCGGCGTCTGGAGGTAAGACCCCACATAAGGGCTCACACTACGTGCAAGGTGCGGGCGGTGGTCAAGATGATTTGATTGATGCTCGTCTGGCCGACGGTGAATATGTATTTGACGCCGATATCGTTGCCGCACTCGGTGACGGCTCTAATAAAGCAGGTGCAGACAAGTTAGACAAGATGCGTGAGGCTATTCGCGCTCACAAGCGCTCTGCACCGAATGACAAAATACCGCCAAAGGCTAAGTCGCCGCTGGCTTATATGAAAGGTATCAAATGAGTCTTACCCAAGGCGCACCCCTACCAGACGTATCGGTAAAGCAGACGTCGGCAACGACTGCTCCCGACTACTACACGAATTATCTATCTAACCTTGCTACTACCGGTCAAGCTCAAGTTACTGGTGCTGTTGCCGATCCGTCCAAGATGGTGGCTGGGTTTGGTGATTTGCAAAATGCTGCTTTAAAAGTAGCTCCATCTACCCTTACAGCCTACGCTCAACCTTTGCAAGCAGGTGAAGCGACGGCGGCTGATGTAGCCGGAGGGGTAAAAGCAGCCGATATCGCGACGTTCATGGATCCCTACAAAAAGAACGTAGTGGATGAGATGGAGCGTCTGCAGCAGCAGAATATTCAACGCAACATGCTACCTGCTTTGAAGGCGGGTTTTGTCGGCTCAGGCGGTCTAGGTAGCCAGCGTTATGCAAATGCTCTTGGACAAACCGCCGCAGATGCGCAAGCTAACCTACTTGGAGCGCAAACTGGAGCTCTTTCTCAAGGTTACAAAGATGCTGTAAACTCTGCACTTCAACAAGCAAGTATTCAAAATCAAGCGGCAATGACCCAAGGCCAGCTTGCGAACATTGAAGCAACCGCAGGACAGGCGGGTTTAAAAACAGCGATGGATCTAGGTGGCCAAGAGCAAGCTCAACGTCAATCTGTAATCAATGCTCCATTGACTACGGCTACTAATGCTGCGGCTTTACTGCGCGGCTATACTGTACCTACATCGACAGCGCAAGAGTACAAAGGACCGCTGCCTGGTGCCTACTCAGCATCCCCATTGCAGCAGATCGCAGGTCTGGGAGCGCTGTTTGCATCCGGAGCCGGAGGTAAGAGCCCATTCGAAGGCTTTCAAGCAGCCTTGAATAAAGCTCTTTCAAACCCAGCTGATCCTAACAGCGGCATAGGGACCGTATTTCCTGGCTTAGACCCAACTTTCAACTATGAAGGCGTGGTTCAAGACGGTGGAGTAGGAAGCACTTAAAATGGCTGATATAAAATCTGGACTTTCTGCTGTAAACGATATACCGTTCTTGGGTTCAGATCCTGAGTACGCGGCGAAACTGAAGTCGGTAAAAGATGCTGAAGGCGTTCTTTCCGAAATGCTACGGAAGCGTACTGAAGAGCCGAATCTTAGCCCCTCTATGCTAGCGGCGGCGGGTGAGTTCTTTGACCCAGGACGTACAGGCTCCTTCGGTGAAAGCCTAGGACGTGCGGCTAAAGGTTACTCAGCTGCAAAGCAGATGGAAGATAAACAAGCTTCTGAGAACGCTATGATGCGTTATCAGATGGAGCGTATGGGTTTGGAAAGCGCTCAAAAAGGCGCAGCTCTTAAGATGCTTCCTCAAGGCGGGACTTCCGTCGGTGGTACTGGAGCTGCTGGAGCTGCACCAGCGGGTGGAGGCGGCGGTCAAGCAATCAATATTAGAGGTATGCAAGTCACTCCTGAGTTTATACGCAATATGATGATTGCTGACCCCACACTAGGTCAAGCGCTCAAAGCTGAGTACGAGATGACTCTTGCAGCTATCGGCTCTCAACCAGGATACATGTACAACAAACTTACTGGTCAAATCACGCCTGTCACTCCACCAGGAGGTGCAGACGTCGAGATACGATTCCCTGAAAAGACTAGTGACAAGGGCACGCCAACTTTGCTCGGTTCTCAAGAGGATCTTATCGCGTTGAGAAATGCTCGGAATAATAACGATCTTCCAACGATAGACAAGATCTTCAACAAGCTTCGCTTCGGCGCTACTGGAGCTCCTCCTGCTACAGAGGCAGGTGCAGGTACAAATGCTCCAAAAGTAGCCGCCTCTACAGTACAACAGACTAAAGCTACAGAAGCTCAAACGCAAGCCGCTTCAACTGAAACTGGAAAAGGTCAAGCGGCTGACACGCAAAAGTTCCTCGAAACAGAGCCTACAAG